GCCTTTTCCAAGTCAGACAACGGTTGGCCCTTTAACTTCCAACGCGTAATGTATTTCACTACGTTACCTTCTAACAGGGACAAGCCGTTCTTCTCTGCGTACTCGGCAGGTTGGATCGGCATGTTCTTATAGTGAGTCCCGCCCGTCTGTTTTTGCAGGGGTGTCTGTTCCGGCATCGGGTCGGTCGGTTTTGCCATCTGTGCTGTCAGCATTCTCTTGCTTCTCCTGTTTTTGTTTCTCAAAGATTCTTGCCCAGTTCTCGCCGAAGTCCTTAGTAGGAATGAGCATGGGTCTGCGTTTGCTACCTTTTCCATTCATAGCGTGCCTCTTAGGGTACTGGTATCAATCGTAAAGCGAATCGTAATCTTCTTGATCCGCTAACCACTCTTGTCGCGCTTGCTCTTTGTCGTACGGGTCTTCGTAGTCTTCTTCGAGCGTGGTCAAGTACCGATCAAGGTCAACCATCACGGGGTCTTTATCATTCATTGGCGTGCCCCTTGCTTGATACACAATAAGTAGACCTCCACTCTGAGTTTTCTGGCATGTAGGAAACTACGGTAACAAACTCCCCTCCAACATAGCCAAGCTCTGGGTGTATAATTTTCTCTGTAGGGGAAAGGTCAAAAATCTTCCACCCCTTAGCGTTTATAGTGTTTAGAAGCTGCTGTAGTGCATTTACGTCGCACTGATCTACACGCCACTTTTCTACATTTTCCACCATCTTACTCCTTAGTTATATTTAATTAGTGCGCGCTCCACTAACAAGTATCCCCACCTATTCAGTTCAACTTGTTAGCTTTGCACGACTGGCTGTCTCGTAGCTTACTCGGCGTACTCACACGGGGGGAGCTGTGGGGAATATCAACCCAAAGGATAACCCTTGCGTACGCTGTGGCTGTTTTCGGGTACGACACCTATCCACCGGCCACTGGGATATGGGGGGCAAAAATCACAAAAAATCCCCCCGAATACTTAGGTATAGTTTTTAAGATACTTAGCTAGTACATGGCTAACTGCTTGGGCTGTAGTTAAATCTATCTCTAGCCTTTTGCTAACCACTTGCCGTACTTTTTCTAGCTGCGCTTTGTCTACATCATTAAGCGACGGCGATGGGGTAGTAACGGTTTGAGTAGTTCGAGTAGGGGGCCGTAGTAATACGGGCTTGGGTGTGAGGGTAGGTGGGGTAGTAGAGGCCACAGCAGGTGCGGCAGGCGGTTGTTTCTGCGACGCTTGATCGGCTTCAGCAAGACTTTCCCTATCCGCTCTGCGTTCTTGCAGTACTGTGATACGTCTCTCTACGTCGGCTTCATGCCCTTTAACTAGCTCTCTAAGCTCGTCTACAGGCATTTTGTACGCTTGCTTATACGCATCGTTGTAACCTGCGTCGTTAGATGTAATACGAGCCACCACATGGGCCATAGCTCTTTTGCGGTCGTTAAACTTTTTGTTAGCCTCAAGTCTATTTCTTTTTGCTCGGGGAGATTCGCCCTTCACGCGAGTTTTCCCTCTGGACTTCTTTTTATGGTAGCTAACCAAAGCCTTCGCGTTTCGTAATTGCCTTTCCAGTTCTGCTACATCTTTACTTTCTACATTACTTTCTACAGTTACATCAGTCATAGTCATCATCCTATGTTGTGGTTACAAAAATTTTCTGAACATCATGGCAACTGCATCAACATTCTCTTCGTTGATTACCCACGCTTCACCACGCGCATTGCGTATGGCGTTTAGTTCTCTGTCCTGCAAGGCGGTCGTGGTGTTCTTACCTGCCTTACATTCAATAGCCCAAAACTTACCGTTGAAGCATCCTACTATATCGGGCACGCCACTACGTCCGTAGCCGCCTGTTGCCGGAAAGAAATAATACACAGAATCTCCAAACAACTTCAACTGTTTTACCACTTTATCTTTGACTCTCTTTTCAGGTGTCATCGCCATCGTCTTCGTCTCCTTCGGAAAATACCCAGTAAACATATTTGTCTATCCTCCTACCGATCTTGTTTACCCACTCGGTAGGGGGTTCGTAAGACATGGTGCATAACACCGCAACACGCCTCGTAATCCAGTCAGGCAGCTCACTGATTGGTACTGTTACTTCTTTCTCGAACACTGCATGAGGGGCTATGGGTATACCAAAACACTGCACCCTAGCCATATCCTCAACGAATTCGACACGGTAGGTATACTTATCTTCGCAAGGCTTAGTATCCAACAAGTGCTTCTACCTCAGCCATAGTCTCAGGCGAGACATACACACACATGGCAGTATCAACAAAGCTGTCACTGTCACTCGCTTGCACCGCACCAATACTGCTAAGCACGTGGTGCGCATGACTGTAGCCTAGGTTGTCCATAGCTTCCTTACCTGTAGTCTGTAGTACTGCGGCCTTACTGAGAACTTCTTGTGGTAGCTTGTTCACGTCGTCCACATACTTGATGCGCGTCATCTCACCTGCGGTAGTGTCTCGGTAATGGAAAAACACCTTGTCGTTACCTTCTAGCTTGAACAACGAAAGCACCTGTAGTCCTTCACTAGCAGTAATAGATTCACCTAAGTCGTTCTTCTTTACTAGGTACTCTTTCACTGCCTCCTCTGCGTCGTGCCGCATGTCAGCGCGTACTGGTCGTTCCTCGATACTTGCAAGGCAATACTCAAGCAGCATATCGCTGCGCAAGTTCTCTCTAAACTTAGTAAAAACACCTCGCTGTACGGCTTCTAGTCTTTCCTGTGCGTGTGCCAAACCTTTCTCGAAGTAACGCAAACTTTCCTGCATAGCTTTCTCTAACACTCGCTCGCCTGTCACGCTGCGCGTCTCGTTGATTAGCTTCATCACACGGTTGATGTTGGTAGTGATACTTACAAACGATGAGTGTCTGTAGCCGATGTTGTAATGGTTACGCTGCTCATAAGTTATATCTCGGTCACGGCGCGTGCTTACGGTCTTTACTACATACGCGTCTTCCATAACTTCTATGATTGCGTCATAGCACATGCTGTTAGGGTGGAGGCGTATAGCTAGCGATCTGTAACTAGGACGGACAAACTTAGCAAACGGGTACTTTTTCTTAACACGTTTGCGTATCTTAGTTAGATCGGCGTCTTCCATGTGGTACTCACCGACATTGCTTACGTTGTCGAATCCAAATACTTCTTTTGTGTTTCCTGAAATAAACATGTTTGTAGCTCCCTATAAAGATATGTGTAAGGTCTTACCGATTGTGGGTTGAGCACTCTTGTTGTCTAGGATTCCCCACAGCAGGGGCATAGTCCAAGCACCCCAATGCCCACCTAGATAACCATCAGTCAGCACGATCACTGCCTGTGCGTTGATGTTGTTCTGTTGTATGTAGTCAGGCACGCACTGCACCATCGTACCTCCACCACCTTGCGGCTTGGTTGTTTGTGTAAGTTGTTCCAGAGAAGCACAAGCGCCGGGCACGTCACCGTACACCTCGTCACTACACACCTTGGTATCCCAGTACAGTATGCGAACGGATTCGGGCTTTACTGTATCGCAGACACCCTTGATCTCACTCAGGCACTTGGTCAGCTCGTGCTGTCCGATGCTACCCGATGTGTCGATTGCAATGACTAGCTCGCCCACTCGCTCGGTAATACCGCTTGGTCTGAGCATGCCCATAGCCATGTGTCGCCTGCTAGGTTGTCGCCATGTGCTGTCGTCTGTACCTCGACAAGTTTCTGTAATGAACTCACGTAGTACCTCGCGCCAGTTGACCTCGGGTTGTAGCAGCTCGTTGATAGCTCGGTTGCCTCCACTGCCTACCTTACCTGCGGTCAGCGCACCTTGGCGTATAGCTTGGTCGATCTCTTGTGCTAGCTCACGCTGTTCGTCTGCGCTCATCTCCTGCGCACCTTCCCAGTCGTGCTCGTCTAGCCCTGCACCTGCACCTTCGCCCTCACCTTGGTCGCTGTCGTCTGGGTTATCTTCCTGTTCTTGTTTCAGTATCTTGTAGACCTGCGCCGTGTCCATGTTGCGGAACTTGTCATCGAGCAAGCCTATGTTGTTACCCTCTGCGTCCTTGGGCATAGTCGCAAAGCCATCACGGTTCTCGTCCGTAATCATCAGGTTAATCACGTAGTCACACGCCATGTTGGCTAGCTGCGCATCGTCCTTGTACAAGTGCTCCCACGTAGTCAGGTGCTTGAACAGCTTGTGGTAAGTCTCGTGCAAGATAAGGAACCGGAACTCTGAGTCTGTCAGTCCATCGACAAACGCTCGCCCGTAGTAGTCGTTCTTGCCATCGGTACAGGCTGTGGGTATGTCGTCCTTGATACCCTTGTTGCCGATCATCAGTACACCTGCGAGCGCCACGTACTTCGGGTTGCCCATGATGGCGGTGATGTTCTTAGATAGCCGTTGCTCGGCTGATAGTTGCGTGTTGATTGCTAGCATGATTTGTCTCCTTACTTGTCAGCACTGAACATGTAGTTGTTAGCCAAGCACCAGTCTTGGAAGCCCTTGTGCTGTACCACGTAGTCGCGGCGGCTGTAGTTGGTAGCGCGTACACCATTGACGAACAAGCCTTGCGCCTCCTTGGATAACCTGTTCATGTAA